GATGTTCTCCCTCAAATGTGGACCAACGGCTACCTTATCGGCGTTGAGTCGCTTTACCTGGGCGGAGAGGCCTCGTCTGGTTTCGCTGGGAATGTGTACGTTACCATCGTCCTCGAATGCACCGTTGAGAAGATGTCCCAAAGTGCCGCCATGGCCCTCGCATTGAGCCAACAATGAGGTGGCTCATTTGTGCGAAACCTGCAACCTGCTCCGTCAATTGTTGATTGACCGAGGAATGAATCCCTCGTTGGCGATGTCGATAGGCTCCACCGTGGGCGAGCGTGTTGAGATGGCCGCTCCGATCGTGGCGACCAAAGCCAGGAAGAAAGTCTCCGCATACAATCGCAAATATAAGGCCGCTTTCAAGAAGGTCGCCCCTCGATACAAACTGAAGAGCGGTAAGTGGAAGGCTGGCGGCTTCAAGCGAGCCGTGAAGGAAGCCCACAAGATAGCAGGGGGCAAGAAGCGATGAAGGATCGTCGTGTTCTTCGAGGACAGGTCGCAACCATCCAATACGGGGGTTTGACTCAACTCGTTGTTGACGATGGAAACTTTACCGACGCCTGGAGGGTCACCAAGTTTTACATCGCTCCAGATGGTGTCCACGATACAAGTCTTGGACAACTCGATGCCGTGGCGGTCCTCGCAACGCATGAAGAGGCAATTCCAAACCCACTTCTCCCAACCGTGATTCAATGGAACTGGGACGATCGCCGCCAATTCGCATGGACCGCCATCGAACTCAACGGTGACACAACCTTCGGGACCTGGAGCGAGGGCGTCATTGATCCCCAGCACATCATCGTCCGTGATTTGTATATTGGACTGACCGCTCAGTTTGCGACCTCAACCCGTGTTTGGAATTACATGATCGAACTGGAGCGGGTGAAACTATCCGATGACCAAGCCATTCTCGCCATCCTTCAGGAGGAAAGTCAAGATGTCAACTGAAACCGAACCCATTGAAACTGCAGCTGCACCAAACCGAACGCAACGGTTCGCCTCCTGGCTCATGGAGCGAGAAGAGCGACGCCAGGAGAAAGAGTCCAACCTGGAGGGCCTCGTTCGGCTGAATGTTCTCGTTTCTTTTCTCACTCTCGGCCTTGTCGGTGGGTTTGAAACTGTTCAACTTGCTATTTCGATGATTCCTTATCTCTGATCTCGCGTAGTTCGCGAGAACATCGCCCGCACGTGCGCGGTGATGGACACCAGGAAGTGAAGAGTTCTCTTCGACACCGCTCGCATGTGTATTTAGGCACGCTTAATTGCCTCCAAAGTGTTCCACCAGTTCTCCAGGAGCCACGCGGCAGGAGCATGAGTTGGGTCTTCCGCGTATGTATCGAGCGTCCCGCTAATCATCTCCTGGAGGACGGCGATGAGTTCGAGTTGTTTTGCGTTCAATCTTTCACCTCAAGGATGATTCCAAAGTCGCAAGAGCGACATTCAACGGAGATTCTCACAGTATCGGGACTTTTGGAATATGGTCGGGAGATAAACGGGTCAATTTGAGATTGACATTCAGGACACCAAGAAATAAACTTGAGACCTTTGAGGTAATATTCAAGATCATAGCCGCTCATTGATTCACCACCCAATAAACATCCTCGATAACGAGAGCGATGTTGTCCAGGATGGCTTTCTTTCCCCAGTCTGGATTGTTTCTGTTGTTAACATTGGCTTGAATGGCCTTTAGCGCGGTAATGGTCCGGTCAAGTTGCCGCATTTTGGCGTTAATCACCATCTCCCGATCAGGGTCGGCCATCGAAATGGCGTTTCCAATCTTGGCGGAGACCGAATCACCCCCGATGTTCTCCAATTTTTTCCAGTTATCCTCGCTTATCCAGGTCGTATGTTGCCTTCCCATGTCTTCTCCGACATAGTAGGTAGGTATTAAACTCGCTGTTCTGACTGGACCGGACCTTTCTATGTCTATGTCTGTCTATGTCTTTGTCTTACGCTAGCCTGTCGGCCCCCCCCGACTGCGCGTACAAAACGCGGAGCGGCCTCTAGGATTTAACCGCGCACGCTTAAGAGAGGAAAGAAGATGGGGATTACATGGCGAAAGACTCGTTCTTCATTCGGAAAACTGTAAACATCGAAAACACTGCAACCTTCCAACAGGAAGCGATCGACATGGGGGCTTATGTTGACGCCCTTTCATCCAGCATCGTGAGAATCCACAACGTGGCCGCTTCTTTCTCCGATGCTACCGGCACCTCGAACATTGTTACAGGTCCAGCCGCCGCTCAGTTTCAACTCACCACCCAGTCCCAAGCCGACACGGTTCTCCCTTCTGACCGGTCCGTTGTCGCTTCGGGACGCATCAATGTCGATGGCGCTGGCGGCGTTGCCAGTTATGTCTCTCAAGACTTCGATGTTCTCCCTCAAATGTGGACCAACGGCTACCTTATCGGCGTTGAGTCGCTTTACCTGGGCGGAGAGGCCTCGTCTGGTTTCGCTGGGAATGTGTACGTTACCATCGTCCTCGAATGCACCGTTG